CTCTTCGTAATCCTTAGCGTTTTCCTTATCCAGCTTATCGGTTTCGTAGTGCTTCGATTGGCTGTAGGGGCTGATTGATTCCAGTGTTGCTTCGCAAACCCGCATAAATTCTCCTTGTCTCGTCTTACTTAGCCGCGCCGTGCCAAGTCGAGACTTGACCTGCCGCGCCGTGCCTAGGTGATTTCGTTGCGCTTCGCCAGTTCACGAATCGCCAATTCAATGACGGAAGTCTTCGACAATCCAAACGTCCGAGCGAGAGCGCATAATAGACGTAGGGCATCAAGACTCAATCGATAGCCAACTGATTTCCGTTCCATTCCTCAACAGTATAGCAAGCCGCTATACTTGTCAACCCCTAATGTAAACTTTATTTAGGAGCCGCCATGCCAGCCTTCCCCGAGCAAGCCATCGATTTGTTTTACCAGCTTATTTATGGGTTTGGGGAAGAGTACGGATGCCAGTGCAGCACCTTCATGGGGTTGGCTTCTGGCATTCCGCAGACTGGGAACCCTCCCTACGCGGTGAACGACCTATTGCTCATCTATCCCAAGTTCTTTGGGCCCGCCACGCCAGTATCTGGAACACTCGTGCAAGGCTCCAATGAGATCACCGTGGATTCGACCGCAACGGGCCTGAATATCGGTCAACTTGTGACGTGTCAAGGGCTGAATTCGTCAACGGTAATCTTATCAGTAAACATGCCAACCGTGACTGTATCGAGCCAAGCAACAGCATCAGGCACGGTGACATTATCTGTCTATGAAGCGCAGGTGGTCCCTCTTGCGGTCATTCAGCTTTATCTGAACATCGCCTATGCTTCACTCATGCAAGCGCGCTGGCGGGAGTTCTGGGGCTTGGGAATGGCGCTTTATATCGCGCATTACCTTACGCTCTGGTGCCAGACTGAAGGCAACCCGCAGAGTACAGCAAATCAGGTGGTGGCGAACAGCCTTCAGGCCGGTATTACCATCTCGCAGGGAGCAGACGGCGTTTCGCAGGGACTTCAGGCGCTCACAAAACTGGAACAATGGGCGGCGTGGACGCTCACGCAGTACGGCGTGCAGTTGGCAACCTTGGCGCGCGTAGTAGGCGCAGGACCAGCGTACTTCAGGCGGTGATAGTGGGAGCAAGCTACACCAGCAGCGGGCCGGGAATGTCACAGATCAACAAGGGAATCGCTGCGCTCAACGGTGCCGATGCGCTGGTTGGCATTCCTGAAGAGAATGGACAACGCAAGAAGGGCGAGATCAGTAACGCGGAATTGCTGTTCATCTTCACGAATGGCTCCCCGCTGCACGGCCAGCCTCCCCGTGTGGTGATCGAAGCGGCCATTGAAGCGGAACCGACTCGATCACTCATTGCCAAGCAACTTGCAAAGGCATCTACTTGCGCTCTCGATGGCGACGAAGCGGGCATGATGGATGCGCTCGACCGCGCTGGCCAGATTGGCGAGAGCGCATCGAAACGCTGGTTTACCGATCCTCGCAACGGATGGGCACCCAATGCGGATTCTACGATTCGGGCCAAAGGGAGCGACCGCCCTGGTATTGATACAGGACAGATGCGCAGAGCAATCACGCACATCACGGAATCGGGCGACGGTGTTCATGCGGGCAATGCAGCGGAGTTTTCTCCTGATACCGAGATTGCGTTTGGCGCTCAGGCAGAAGCAACCGAAGTAGCGGAGGCGGTCTAATGCCAACCATCTCGCTCACTCGCGTTGCCAATAGTCCAGCTTTCGCGCAGGCGTATACGGTCAATCGCTCGACGGGAAGCTTTCAACAGGGCGGCTACGTCTCTACCACGACAGCAATAGCGTTCTGGGGGATAGTCCAACCGGCCACCGAAGAAGACTTGCAGCAGGTTCCCGAGGGTGATCGCTCTACCGGCATGATGGGATTCATCTCCGAGCAGCCGATGCACAAGACGCGGGCGGCAGGTTCGGCGTCTGGAATTGGCGATACCGTGACATGGAGAGGACAGGACTACCGCGTGGTTGCAGTGACGCAATGGGGCGACTTTGGGTTTTTCAAGGCCATCGCAGCGAGGCTTTCCGGTGAGTAATTTTGCGGTACCGAATGTCGGAACGATGGCCAGTACCGGCCTAACGCAGCAGCAGGTGTCTATCATCTGGCAGAACATCGTACTGCGCTGCCTTGGGATCACGCCATCAGGTCCAACCGACTCCACGGCCTACTCGCAGGTAAGGATTGATTGGCCTACCCCAGGCGCTCCCGCTTGGGCGATTACAGACGATGTGGCGTTCATCCGCGCAACCGAAACGCCAGACCGCTACAACACTGCACACGAGGTCCAGCCAGTTGATTCCGCTGGTACGACGTTCATCGAAACCACGATCTACACGCGAGTTTGGGAATTGTCGTTCATCTTCTACGGTCCCAATGCTTTCGACCGGGCACGGCAGGTCAAGGCGTGCCTCTATCAGGACTTCGTTCACGATGCTCTACAGGCATCTAATATGTACCTCGATACATTCATTGGAACGCCAAGCAGAAACCCAGAACTCTTTCAGAATCAATGGTGGGAGCGTACCGACTTCTCGGCAAGAATGAATGAACATGTGACCGATACCCTCACCAAGCAAACAATGCAGAGCGTAGAGGTTACGCTTGAAACCGAACACGGTATAATCAGCGATGTGGTAGTACAGTTATAGGAGAGAACATGGCGACTCAGCCCCTTCCACTTTCGATTCTCTGCGATGTGAGCGTTTCAGTCACTCCGGCAGGGGTATCAGTCCCCGCATTCAATCAGGCGCTTATCATCGGCAACAGTGGGAGAATTCCCTCCTATGGTGCCGGTTCGCGCTGTGTTCTCATTCCGACCTCGACCGCCACAACCTCTTTGGCCGCACTCGGATACCAGCCATCTGATCCCGAGTACATCGAAGCACAGTTGTACGCGGATTCGACTCCGCAGGCGCAGTACCTCTGGATGGGATGCCAAGACCCGACCGCCATCCAGGCGATCACAGTCGATTCCGCCGCGGCTGGCACCGGGTACGCGCTGAATGACACCTTTCTGATTTCCTCCTCGAACGCATCCTACGGGTATGGCAATGTCACTGGCATCAGCGGCGGCGGCGTGGTCACGTCTGTAGCGTCCATTCCCGGTCAGCAGGGCACCGGCTACGCGGTTTCAGACGCCCTCTCAACCACGGCGCAGGGAACCAGCGTCGGCACCGGTCTCAAAGTCAACGTGACGGACATCGGCGAGACGCCGCTTCAGGCTGTGACCGCCTGCCGCGTCAAAGAGCCATCGTGGTATCTGGTTAATTGCACCACGGCGACCGACTCGGACAACGTGGCGATTGCCGCTTATGCGCAGAGTACACAGCCTGCCATGCAACTGTTCTACAGCACACAGAGCGCATCTGCTCTCGCTGGTTCGGTGGGCAACGTGTTCTCGCTCATCAAGGCGGCAAATTACAGCCGCGCCCACGGCTGCTACTCCACCACGCAGGGCGGTCTATTCCCGAACAACGCCTACATCTCTGGCGCTTTGATGGGGAAGGCTATGGGCCTGAATACCGGACTCGCCAACAGTAATTTTTCTCTCGCCGCCAAGACGCTGGTCGGATGCACAACCGAACCGCTTTCGCAAGCGCAGATCAACGTGTTTGCTGGTACGCCGGGACTCGGCTTCGGAAACAACGGCAACAGCTACAATAACTACGCCAACAGTTACGATTTCTACTATCAGGGTGTGAACGGAAACGGCCTCAGCTTTACTACCGTTCTCGGCCTCGATATGCTGGCCGCAGACGCGCAGATTTCGATTCTAAATGCACTCCAATCGCTTCCCTCGATTCCGCAGGATGATTCCGGCCAGGCTATCGTATTGAATGCGGTGCGGGGCGCTTGCAGCCGTTCAGCTAATCGCGGATTCATCGCCGGGGGCGTGTGGAATGGTCCCGCTATCCCGCTGCTTCCCACTGGTGGCTTGACGGTTGGAACGGCGCTGGCAACCGGGTACTGGGTTGGATCTTCTTCGTTCTCGACGCAATCCAGCGCAGACCGCGCACTGTTCAAGGGAATGCCCGTTTATGTCGCCGTCATTCTGGCCGGCACACAGCAAAGCTTTATCATCGGAGTTTCGGTCCAGCAGTAAAAGGAGATCGCAATGGCAAACGGAACCACCACGTATTCGTTCAAGGACTTGACGGGGGCGATTGCCTCTCCACTCGCGGGGCCGTTCATTCTTGCAGGAGGTAACCTCGGTGTGGGAAAGATCACCGTGGAGATGACGCACGAATGGACCGAACAGGACAATTCTTCGGATGCGGCAGTCATGGTGTCAGTAAGTCCAGGGTTCAATGGCATGGTCAAAATTTCCTGCCAGCAGACCTCTGCGCTCAACGCCTACCTGAAGTCTGCGCAGAATCTTCACCAGACAGCGGTAGCGAATGGGGACGCAAGCAACTGGGCGGCGATTGCCCTTGACCTCCAGAATCCCGTCACCAGCGATCAGAACATCTGCACCGGTGTGTCGTTCTCGAAGAAGCCGCCGCAGCCTTACGGCGGCAAGGGCGAGTACATTGAATGGAATCTTCCCGCAGCCAACATTGCTAACCAGTAAGCGGAGCGCACATGCCTTTCGATCACAAAGATACGACTATCGGCGATCAGCAGTACCGCATAGGGATGCTTGAGGCGTCCGATGGAAGCTGGATTTTCTCGACGTTCGTCAAGCGGTATCGCGCATTTCAGGAATCACAGCCCGCACCTCTTCAGGTAGTGGTCCCCGATCCTGATGTAAAGGTTCATGACGTTCCTCCTGAGGTCGGATTTGCAATGACCGCCGCTTTCCTCACTGAGCAGCTTTCGCGCACCGAACTTGCTGAAGTGATGGCGCTTTGCCTGGGTGTTTGC